TTTTTTAACCCATCTCTGAACTGTTTTTCTGCTGACCTCAAGGATCTCTGAGGCCGTTGTTCTGTTCACTTTCTTATTGCTGTGATACATTGCTTTGAACTGCTCAAATGTATCCATTGATCCTGTGCTTTTAGCAATGCTCCTGAGCTGATTCTTTTCTTTGACATCTACCTTGACGAGCTTACTCATGTTGATAAAATACTCCGACAGCCTTTCTGCCCTAAGCAATGATTCCTTTCTGACTGTTGCGAATGAATAGCTGTCATCTTCTGAGGACCAAATGAACTGCATGAGCAGGGCAAACCTTGGGATGTAGCTTTTTTGCTTAGGCAACATTGATTTCATGTATTCATTTTCATCATCTGAGTTCTGAATGTCAGTGATCTTGTCATGGATTCTGATCCATTCTTTCTGCGCTTGGCTGTCAAACTTTGCCACAATACTCTCAATCTCACCTTTCTCATTAAACTTGAGCAGCTGCTTGTTGACAATATCTCTCAGATTCAATACATAGGATCTATACCATTCAATGATATCCTGATCCATATGCCGATCATTGTATCTGTTTACAATCAGTTCCGGATAACTTATCAGGATCCTATCTACAAATCCATTCTCTTTGTTTGCACCTGTCGAGAAATCCTCGAATACTCCAGGCTGAATACCTCCAAGCACAGGGAGGAATGGCTTGTCAACAAATGCACTCTTTGATGTCTTACGATTCAGAGAGATGCTTGTACCTGACCATGTGGAAAGCCAGAACTCAAGATCAGATCCTTGCCTGTACTTGTTCATGTCTTTGAACCATCCTGCGAGTTCATCCTTGAATATCCCAACAGCATTCGGATTCTGCTCATGAAGATCAACAAGAGCCTCCAGAGTAATATCATTGACCATGAACTGATGAGAGAGAGGCTTTTGTATCTCCTCTGCGTATTGCCTCTCCTTCTTATCCAGTGCTTCATACTCCTTCCACTTGGCATATTGCTTGGCATACTCCTTTTGCTCCTTTACATTGGCCTCTCTGAGAGGATATATCACCTGATTGATGCTCGGAGTTTTACCTATTCCTGGCTTTCCGACAATGGCAATCCATAGTGTTGCAATCTCCTGCCATCCTGACTTGACCTCAATCTTGATAGTGTTGCCTACAATCACCGACATCATCCAAAGAAATGAGCTTCCCATGAAATCAACAGACAATCCAAGAGTCTGATCTGATACGAGCATGTATTTCTGAATGTTCTCAGGAAATATATCAATAGGGAACTGCACTCTCTCAATGATTTCCTGTGGTATCTCCTCCTTGAATTTCACCTCTGGAACCTGTCTGGCTCCATAGCCTTGACGATACAGATCCGCTGCTGCACTTGTGAAATCTCCGTTATGGTATTTGTGCGAATAGATTGCAAAAGGACTGAGCAGTTGTTCATTCGGATAGGCTGTACCTGTGCTGAATAGATACATGCATCCGGAATCCTTGTACACATACCCCGAATGTGGTGATGTAGCCCCATGCCGTTTGATGATATAGCTGTTTGTTGTATTTCGCACAATCACAAAGTCATCCTGGATCAGATCCATTGCTGTATGCTTTGAGTTGTAGTCAGCCCATGGAGTTACTTTCTCTCCTTTGTATTCTGATTTTTTTGGCTCATCCGTAGTGATATGCTCCACATAATTGAATGTCTTGGAGATGGACCATATGATCTCACGTTCCTTCTCTGTGATGTAGTCAATCTGATGGTATTGCCTTTGAGTGATGAATGATTCATACAGTACAACCATACCTCCCATCCCTCTACTCTCAGTGATAGCCTCCTTATGTCCTTTCAGACATGCTATCTTTGTGTTGCCTGATGGATTCTCACATTTGTATAGGATGTGATATCCTGCATTCCTGGTCTTAGCAATTACAACCTTATCCTCAAAATCCTCAATGTTATCTTTGATGAATGACAGATACTCAGCCCACCATTTCTTCTGCTGTGGCAATCCGACAATGACCTTCAGATCAATATCAATAACCTCAACATCATTGTATCCGGTTACCAATCCATACAAATGGCTGTTGAGTTGTTCAATATCATCAGGTGATCTGTGAGATGTTTGGTATTGTTTCCAGGATCCCATTGGCCTCTTATCCTGATCCACAGGAATAATAGAATACCCTTGCCCTGCCAATTTTCTTAGGTAGCTTTTATTTATCATAGTGATTGCAAGTATACAAATTATTTTAATACGACACAGTATGCGACATGTCTCATTGAAATGTCACGCCAAAATGTCACAGATTTTTATTGATTATCAATTACTTATGGTCAAATGTCCCAATGTCGCACACATAAACAGAAAACATTATTTTTTTATTATTTATTTTTTCTATTTATATAGAGTGACATGCGACACTGCGACATGTCCCACTCATTAAACATAGAACTCAACCCACTGTTGTATCTGATTTACAAATGAATAAGGCTTATTGATCTTTAATTTATGACCAATCCTCTCAATGGGACAGTTAAAATCATCACGGAGCTGAGCCAAATCTTTCTCAACTATTGACTTGCTCCAGGTTCGATCCATGATGTAGTTCATTTTTTCCTGTATCTGGATGATATTGTACTCTCTTTTTTGCAGCATGTAGACAATAATGCTCATGCGTCTGATCTTATCTCTCATGTCGTATTTTGGCATTGCCTTAAAATTTGCGATTACAGGAGCTTTTTAAACTCCTCCTTGGTCATTACCTCATTAAATCCCTTAAATGCGCTTATATCGTCTGTAACGAAGCGCAGAGTCAATTCAACTCTGTTGGCAATAGTTCGATAGGCATGCACATGCAGATATTGATTCGACAGATCATCCACCTTGTGATTGTAGATCCGGTGATGCAGCTCATCAATAGCCTTGAGATATTCCACATCAGAGATGCTCATCCAGTTGATGTGCTCTCTGACTCCATGCATCACTGAGCAATGCTTCATGTCGAAGATCCTTGCTATCTCAGAATAGTTGCAGAATTTATATAGCTCCGAGAACATATAGTATCTTCTGTAGACATGAGTCCTTTGCCTGTATCTGCGCATCAGATCGTATTCCTTTGCCAGGTCAATCAGTTGATCCTTGTTCATAGCAATTCTTTTGGACCTTTAATATCTTGAAACAATGCAGAATCTGTAGATATCATCCCTGTTGCTTTCATGAAATCAACTTCAATCTTTGCTGAGTTGATGATAACCGATCCAATCTGAGCCACTGCATCAGCTTTTTGTAGTTCTTTCTGTAGTTCTTCTGCCGTTAGCTCATCGTTATCTATTCTTTCCAATGCTGCAAACAGATGATCTCTCAAATCTGATATTTTATTTCTTGCCATGTTGCTTTAATTTTTTTGTGAGTTTTGATTTCAATTTAATGACCTCTTTGATTTCATCCGGGAATCTATGAATTGTGTTTCTGATAGCATTCTCAGCCATTGAGATAAGCTCAAGATTGTTGATATCACAGTTGAAAGTATTGCCATCTTTGAATGTGACAACATGCTTCGCTGGTATATTTCCATGATGATCAATCCATACCTTATTATGATACAATACCCAGTGAGAATCTTTTATCTTGAAATACAAATACGTTCTGCCGGATTTATCTTGTCTTTCAACAATAGATCCATCAGGTTTCCAATTATGAGGCCTATGACCTTTCTCGAACATTGTACTCTTACATTTCTCATAAATTTCTGGAAGCATTTTTTTTCCTTTATTGACAGGAACATGACCTTTGGTGAATCTTGATTTCTTTCCACCTTCAATTAAATTATGTCTTCCTGATTTATCAGATTGCTTGAACTCTTCTGACTTTTTAAGGCCCATCGAGAATGCTCTATTTGCCACTTGAGAATAGGTCAATCCAAGTTTATCTGCGATCTCTTGAGTCCTTGTATTAGCAAACAAGTCCCGGATGATATCGTTTGCATTCATAGCCTCTCAACCTTCTTGATTAAAGGAGGCCACATGTCAGCTCGCTTGATTGCATCCTCTTTGCTGTTAGCTTTCAATATCTTGTATCCAAGTTGCCATCCCGATGGCCCCTTGAACTTATACGTTATCTTCCACATCTGAATATCGAATATATATCATTGCACCTATTGTCAGAACTGCCACAGCAATCACTCCGTAAATATCAAAGAGCATCCACATGGCCCACCAAAATGCTACAGTGATCCAAAAGATCACAAGCAATACTGCGATTAAAATCAAATACTTTATCATATCAAATCTCTTTAGCCTTGCACAGTTGCAAGTACAGTTCAACATTAAATGATCCTTCTTTTTTCCACCAGTTGATCATGGATCTGACAGGTACATGGAATGGAGTGAATCTATTCTCCATCTTCTTTTTCTTGCTCTTGTTTTTCATAGCCTTTTCCATTGCATTTATCACATTCTACTTTCTTATAGCATCCTCCGCAGCACATGCTCGCAGGTAGATCACACTCAGGACCGATCATCACATGTCCTTGACCATAGCAATCCTCACACATTATTGATCCAGACATATTCTTTGAATTTCTCCTGTTATTACTGCATAGCTTTTCAGCATCATCTTGACTTGATCCTTTGCATTGCTGATCTTTAGTTGACTTTCAAACATTTCCTTTCGGCCACACATAGGTATCACCCATGCATCATGTAAACCGAGCAGTCTCTTGTACTCGTCATTGAGATCATTGAGCTGATCCCACATCTGATCCCTCATGATTTCTAATTTTTCCAGTTGTTCAAATTTGTTTTTCATCGTGTTTGTTTTTGCAATAATAGGCATTATTTTCATATATGCAAAAAAATATGAACACTTTTTAACAATAAAAAAACCTCCCCATTTCTGAGGAGGCCAACACTATGATAAAATTTAGCCGGCAACTGGCTTGTACAAAGTACCTTTTTTAGATTTCACAGCTCGCAATATCTGCTTTCTGTTACTTGAATCAAATGATACGTGAACCCAATCAGGATTGAGATCCGTACCAAACTCCCAAATCAACTGATCAAAATCAAGATTTGTGCGAATATAGTCAAATATCTGCTTGTTTGTTACACCTCCGTATTTATCTGCATCAATATCCATTGCTTCACCTCTGCAATGCTGTGATGAACTCGCCCCCTTAATGGCACGATTCAGAGCATTGCTTCTGTAGCCGCTTGAGATATATATAGGAGTTTTAAAATGCAATCGAACAGGCTCAAATACTTTCTCGCATAGCAATTTTGCAGATGCCAGGTGAACAGGATCTTTGATTGTATTGTCGATTCCCTTTCTTTTTGCCGTATCTGAATGGCAGAACTCAGCTAAAGTGACATGCTTACTTAGATTCATTCCTTAGTGAGTTGTGCCAGAGCAGCTCCTACAGATCCAACAGCTACAAGATATCCTCCCATAGTCACAACCGCAGCAGGAATAGCCACAGGAGCAGCTATGATTGTACCACCTACCACTCCGGCAGCAATGGCAATCTTTTGTACTTTTTTCCAAAATGTGGGAGTCTCAGACTTCCATCTGTTTTTCAATTCCTTTAATCGCATATTTTTGTTTTTTAGGTAGATCAGCAATGTATCTCTCTGGATTGTGCTGATATGTGTTTATATTCTTTGATGTATTAGCCCTTATCTCAAGACAAGTATACAATTTACTCTGAACCTCTCTGAGTTCATTCTTTGTATCTCTTCCATCAGTGTAAAGGAAAGCAATGGCACACCACAATAGGAATTGACTTCCGTATTTCTTTGTGAGTTCTGTCATTTTCATAGGATCCATACTATATTATGCAGATTTGTTCCTATCAATATATTTTAAGGATTTCCATTCTCAAAATCATAGTTATCGAATGGAATATCACACCAATTCTCTGCATCAAATACATTCAATGTGATTAGCATGGTCCATCCTGCAACCATGTCCTGACCTCTGTTGATGAATGGATCTGTCGATATCTCAGAAGTCACATCAGAGAATTCAGTCCATCTGTATTGCTGTAGTGTAGTCTTGATATCATTGCAGATCAATAGGCAGTCTGAATGCACCTCATTGATCTGTCGATACTCTGAATGATTGTATTTGTCACAGATAGTGATACCGATATTTACCCTCACATATCCTGCTCCCATCCCTCCAGGCTGCACAGTTGCCACACATAGTGGATATGTTGCAGCATCTCTTGAGATGGCATCTAAGAATTCACCTTGAAAAAAACTACCGTTTATTTGCCTGTGTTGATCTGCGATCACCTTCAGCTCGGCCATTATTTGATTTAGAGTCTTTTCCATTTAAGTATTCTTTCAGTTTATCGATCTGTTTCTTTGTTGCTTTGAACTGCTTCATACTATCCAGTTGATTGGCTTGTATCCTGTATGGTCTTTCTTTACTGATTCATTGCATTCATCCGTATCACAGCAAATAATATACTCCGGATACTTTACTCCGTTATCATCTTTGAGATAGCCGATCAAACGCTCCTTGTAAAAATACGCATCTTTTCTGAGCATGTTGCGAAGATTCGCAGTCTGCTCATCCGTATTGGCAGTCATTGTTTCATCATCCTGTCTTCCGACAGCCTTGTTGGTCAGCTTCTCATTGAGCAGTGATGCTGCCCTGTAATCAACAAATGCAACCAAGCAAGGAACCACATAGTTGTTCATCAGATCCAGGTAGTCCTGAGTCCATGTGCTTGTCTCCACTCTTGTGAGCAGAGCCTTGTATAGCGGAGTTCCAAGGGCAGGTTGAATATGCATGTCCTGTGAACGCTTGATGCATACGCTCAGGATCTTTGTATCCGTATTGACATGGATGAGTCCGAGCTTCTTTAAGTTTTCAACTGATAGTAGGTAGTTCATAGTACATATGTGAATGGAAATCTATACTCATGATTATGTCCAGGAGCAAAGATAAGTTTATAGCCTCGGTTTATGAATGCATTATGGAATGGTCCTGCAAGATATTTCTCTCTGTGTTCACCCACACAAGTGTAATCCCATCCATCAATGGTAACACCTTTCTGAAATGTAGGGGTGATCATGATATTCTTTGCATAGCTTTCAGCCCATTCAAGGAATGAATTGACATCTATTTTATTATTGGTCCATTCGTCTGAATTGATAGATCCTTTGGCCACTAAATAATCAACCTTTTCAAGTGCAGGCCTTTGAATTCTGTAATCAAAATAATATCCTTTGAATCCAAGCAATTCACAGAATCTGAATATCACAGGATCGTTGTCAACAAAATAGCACTCCTTTGCTCCCATATCTTTAGCGACAATCAAACTCTCTGCACTACCAGGACCAAGATCAAGAACAGTTTTGCCTTTCAAATCTACTCCTGTGTAGTTAAATAAACTTGTCCAGATACCTTTCAAATGATCTGCTCCTGAATACTCATCTATTTTATCCACTTGATCATGAATGTACGACCACAATGATGTGAGATTTTGGTAATGCCCTGGAGTCGATTCAATCCATGCAACAAGATCAGACATGTTCATGTCCTTGCAATGTTCTCTGAGCTGTGGATATGTTGTCATCATTTCTTAATTACAAGTTGTTGTACCCAAATGTGTCTGCAATATGGAGTTGATGCACCTGTGTTAGGATTCGTATACCATCCTCCTCTGTATTTCCATACATCTCTGTCTACTCTTGAGCTGATGCTGTTGATATCATCTCTTGTGTACAGCCTATTGAGATCAAGGAGGCGCAGACAGAAATCTCTGCTCTTAGTTTTTACCGGAGGAACACCTGGTCTCTCCTGATAGCTATATACCACCTGGAACCGATCAACCGGAGCAGGGCTTTGCTCAGTTACTTGCTTTCCCAAATCATTGATCTGACCTTCAGCATAGATTCCTAACTCTGTGAGCTTGGCAATACTCTGAGCAATCTGCTCAATAGTCGTTCCTGTTGCTTGTGCGATGGCATTGGAGTCCTCTCCATTGGCAAGCATTGAGATGATATTCTTATCCAGGTCATTTAAGATCAGTTGCAATTCACCGATAGTTGCAAACATCTGATCCTCTCTTCTGAATACCTCATCAGATGGAGTATCCCATTCAATGATCTCGCTCTTTATCACATGATATTCACTTGCATCAAAGCCATACTCAGAGAATATACCGATCTCATCTGAGCTGAACTCATGCTTGTGATCACATGATGATAGTGTTGTTGTAGGCAATCCCACAATCTTGCGAGCTTGTGCCTGATCAATAGTTGGGAATGATGCCAATACAATCTGCAATGCAGAGTCTGGAGTCAAGATTCCTGTCTTAATGTTAGCTACAATCTCAACAAGTGATGCAATCTGCGCTCCATTGAGTGCGCTCTTGGCCACATCTACATCTGCCTGATCTTTTGGCGCCTGAGTATCTACAGGAGCAGCTGAAGGCTGCACAGATGGAGCTGCCTCACTTACTCCGATTGGTTTCACATCAGCGAGCTTCAGTACTCCAAGTGATCCGGATAGCTTACCCATGTAATTGAGCAACCATTCAATCTGTTTCTGCCTTGCTTCGACATATGTCTTCTTGTAGATTTCAAATAGTTCAGCTGTCTCCGCTGCGTTGAATGATCCATTCGGAGCAATACCAAAGAGTGATGGAGCAACAACCGAATGAGCTACAAGGATATTCTGTTGCACTGATTTCTCAGTCATCTGATATCTTTCGTGTAGGTTATTACCACTCAATGGCAATACTGTCGGAGCTTCATCTGCGCTGTTGCTGAATGTGATGATGATCTCGCCTGCATCCTCAACAGATTGTGTGCGCCCTTTGATTTGATCCTTGATCTTTCTCTCCTCCTCTGCTGTCTCCGGATACCCTGATGCAAGATTGATCAGCGTACCTGCCTTGAATCCATTCTGTAATTCATACATATGGAATTTAGAGATGTCAACATCAGTCTGAATAGCAGTTATACCACCATAATACGGAGGCTTTGGATAAATTCCTTTCTCTCCCTTAGACTGCTTTGAAGGCTCTTTGTAATACAAGATGAATGATCCTGTAGGATTCTCCTCATCGAGTGCAGGATAGCTTCTGAAATTAGTTGTATCTGCATTCTGCTGCATAGCGGACCAGTCATCCGATACATAGTACAATCTCTCATCCTCAGTCATGCGGATGAAATCAACACCGATATACTCCCACCTCGCCACTCTTGTGCCTTCTCTGTTCCAGGTACCAATTACTGCCATAGCACCGAATAGCTCAAAGTCAAATGCCATGCGCTGAGCAATCTCATTCATGTCAAAGTCAGCAAAGCTATTGTTGAGGAATTGACTCGCATCACCGGATACTGTTT